TTGTCTCTGTTTCAAAAATCATTATGGGGGTGACACAATGGATAGCTAAATCTGAAATCATCAAAGATGTATTTAGAGCCATCGGGTGGCTTTTAGGTAATATCTTAGATGTTATTGGTTGGATAGGAGAAAAACTTGTTTGGTTATGGGAGAATGTTCTCGAACCTATATTATCTGGAATTGATGAGGCTTATAAGTTTGTCAAAGGCTGGTTCTCTGATGAAGCAGGAAAGACAGTAACAATAGACACTAAAATAAACCCGCCTGATAACCTTCCAAAACCTCCTGAAGATTTAAGTTATCATGCAGACTTAACAAGATTTAAAGACACTTCCATTGGAGCAGCAGAGGACAAGAAAAAGAAAAACAAAACATCGGAGAAAAAAGCTGGTGATACCATTGCAGGAGGCGGACCAAAAGTAGTCAATATCCATGTAGGTAAATTCTTTGATAATATCCAATTTACCACAATGAATGGAGCGGAAAGCGCCGAGCAATTAGAAAAAATAACATTAGAGTGTTTAGCAAGGGTATTATATAATGGAGCCAAGACAGTATGATAACAATATTTGATTTACACGAGCTTTATAAAACCTATTTCGGGAAAGCTCCTTATTATGTTACGCCAAAAGATTCGGATAAACCACTGACGCAGGATGTAACTTATTCGGGAATTGCTCAAAATCCACACCCAAAAGGCACTATACACTACAATAGGAATAACATAGCACTCAATAAAATAGGAGCCTACGGGCATGATATATGGTTTCCAATCTCACTCAGTAATGCTGATAGTGGAACTATTGAGATAGAAAACTGCACGGTATCAGTTAATCTGTCAAAAACGATTGTACGAACACCTGTAAGCGAGCGTAAAGGCACCGTAAAAGAGTGTTTTAATATTGATGACTACCGATTTACCATTCGTGGTTTTCTTATCGGAAAAGGAAGAAAGTTTCCCGAGGAGGATATAATGAAGCTTCAAAAACTCTTTGAATCTGATAAGCCCGTAGAGCTTCACGGAGGTTATCCAGAGCTTTTTTTAGAGAAAAGCTGCCGAGTGGCCATCGAGACACTGGAATTTCCAGAAGTACAAGGCAAAGCATATTGGATACGCCCTTTTATGATAAGTTGTGAAACAGATTATATAGAAGATTTAATCATTACCAATTAACATGTTTTATCTAACCAGCGATATAGAAATAGGAGGAATTAAGGTTAAGGCGAATAAGGTAACCTGGAAGACTTCGGTTAATTCATTTACTGATACTTGTACGATTTCGCTTCCAAGGACAAAGTACCTTAAAACAGATGCAACTACGACAGCGAATGCAGAGGATAATAAAAAAGTTTATGCTTTTAAAGAAGATGATAAAGTAACTGTTAAACTTGGTTATGATGGGAAAAATGAAACTCGGTTTATGGGCTTTGTTAAGCGGGTTAATATGGGGATACCTGTAGAAGTAGAATGCGAGGGATACAGCTACCAGCTCTATGATATTATATTCAGCAGAACTTACACCTCTGTAACGGTAAAAAAATTATTACAAGATGTAACCGCAGGAACGGACATTTTACTTTCCAAGGAAATGCCAGATATTCCGCTGAAAAATGTACGCTTTAAAAATGCTACAGGAATACAAGTTTTAGAATGGCTGGTAAAAGAGTGCAAACTCTCGGTTTATTTTAATTTTAATGAGCTATATGTGGGGACTTTATTTGGAAAAAAACAAGATGAAATTAAAGTCCATTTAGGTTGGAACTCAGTTAAAGACGATGGTTTGAAGAAAAAGGAAGTAGATAAAAATATGAAGATTGTCATCAAAGAAAAAAACCAAGCTGGCGAAGTTCAGAAAGTGAAATCTGATGATAAAAACTCAAAGAAAAAAACAACAAAACATAGAAAAGCAAGACAACAGATAGATAAATACAGCAATGAGAAACAAGTAAAGATAAAGGCAGGTATTCCCGCTCAGTTCTTGAAAGAAATAGCTCAAAGGCTGGAAAGCAAAGAAAATTACAGAGGCTATGAGGGAGATGTAACTATATTCCTGGTGCCTTATGCAGAGAAAGGGATGGTGTGTGAAATTACCGATAAAGTATTCCATGAAAGACAAGGGCGATACTTTGTAGACACTGTATCTGGGGAGTTTGGAGAAGGAGGAGGACGACAGACATTAACACTTGGACTATTAATGCCTACAAAATGACAATAGGAGATATAAGAGAAAGGCTTGGAGATTTAGTGAGTTCATCGGGACCAGCAGTAAGTAATATTGCTAAGGTAAAATCCGTAAATGAGAACCAAGCAACATGCGTGCTGGAAGATGAAGACGGGCAAGAAATACCAGAAGTAAGACTACGCCCTGTACTGACAGGGAAAAAGAGCTTTTTACAGATACCTAAAATAGGCTCACTAGTATTAGTGGTAAGAATTGAAGATGATGATGACTGGATGATTATAGCTTGTGATGAAGTGGACAAGTTCCTTTGGGTAACAGATACTACAAAGGTAGAGCTTACAGACAAGGTTCATATATCTGCCAATAACAAGAATATGGCGGAACTGATAGACAAACTCTTTGAGGCGATTCTAAAAATAAGATTTACAACCAATACAGGGCCTACCATTATGCTGATTAACCGTGCCGAGTTTGAGAGTTTAAAAAATGAGTTTAAAGAGCTTTTAAAATAAATTTAAAATGGGTCAAGGATTAGATAAGGCAACACTGAAAGCCTCTATTATTGAAATTTTCACTTTTGAACAAGGAGAAGAAACAAATTACAATAACTCTGTAGAGAGAATAGCAGAAAAACTGAGTGACGCAATAGAAGTTTTTGTAAAGTCCGGAAAGGTAGAAATAAACAGCGGAATAAAATTGACTACTTCGGGCTCATCAGGATCGACTATAGAGAAAGGAACAGGTAAAATAATATAATATGCCAAAAGATATATTGTTAGATGAAAACCTTGATTTAGTGCTTAAAAATGGTGATTTTTCCATAGGAGAAAGCACCGCACAACATCAAAAAATACTGATTTTATCAGATAAGGGAGAGTTTAAAGCTAATCCTAAACGAGGAGTTGGTGCTAGGAAATATTTGGAAACTCACAAACCTGATGATTTTGCCCGTGAAATACGGCAGGAGTTCAGTATTGATGGTATGAGCGTAGACGCAATCAGTATAGGAAAAAATTTAGAAATGAACATCACAGCTCAATATAATGAAAATTAATGTTTTACCCTTACAATCACTTTTAGATATAGCCGTACAGCACACGGGAGCGGTGGAAAGTGTGTTTGCGATTGCTGTTGCCAATGGGCTGAGCCTGACTGATGATTTACCTGCAGGGACTGAAATTAAACTCCCAGACAGTGTGAATAAAGACAGCGATGTACTGAATTATTACAGCGCAAAAAGGCTTCAACCTGCCACAGCAGTAATCCTGCTTCCAGAGGAGGAAAGATTAGAGGGTATCGGATATTGGGCAATTAGTGTAGATTTTAAAGTAAGTTAAAAAGCAAAACATGGGAAAGAAAAAAGAAAGTTACGAAGAATTTGTAGAAAAATTTAAAGTAAAAAAAACAACAGATGATTGTTATACACCCCCAGTAATATATGACGCAGTGCTGGATTATGTAAAAGAAAATTGCAACATAGAGGGATTGAAAGTAATAAGACCTTTTTACCCTGGGGGGGATTATGAAAACGAACATTACGATGAAGAGTGTGTAGTAGTGGATAATCCGCCGTTCTCTATTATTTCTAAAATTATTAGATTTTACCTTGAAAGAAATATTAAATTCTTCCTTTTCGCGCCTCATTTAACCTTATTTAGTTCGGATCAAGACTACACAAGTATTGTTGCAAGTGCAGATGTTGTTTATGAAAATGGGGCCGTGGTAAAAACAAGTTTTGTTTCTAATATGTTTGAAAATATTAAGATACTGGGAGCACCAGAATTAAGGCAAAAAATAAAAGAAATTCAAAATGACAATAAAGTTCCTTTACCTCGTTATTGCTATCCTGAGAATGTGTTAACCGTTAGTGATATAACTAAAATAGTAGAACGAGGCGAAAATATTAAGATTATGAAAGACGAAGTGAGTTTTTGTAGAGCATTAGAGCATCAAAAAAAGCACAAAAAAGCAATATTTGGAAGTGGTTTTTTAATTTCTGACAATACTGTAAAGAGGTACAAAAAAGCAGCAGAGAAAGCAGCAGAGAAAGCAGCGGAGAAAGCAACGGAATGGGTTTTGTCAAGTAAAGAGAGAAGTATCATTGAAACATTGACATAATGGCACGAAGTATAGAACAAATCAACAACGAAATCATCAAGGCGAAGGAATCAGAGCCAGCTCTTGCAGGGCTGACATCGACCAGCAAGGTGGCGATATGGAGGCTTTGGGCGTATATCACAGCATTTGTGATTTACACGCTGGAGCAGATTTTTGACCAGCACAAAGCGGAGGTTTTAGATGCCTTAACACAACTAAAGCCCCACACGGCAAGATGGTACCGCAACAAGGCGTTAGCCTTTCAATACGGATTTGACTTAATCACGGACACGGATAAATTCAATAATCAAGGATTTACCGAAGACCAAATTTCGGCTTCTAAGATTGTCAAATTCTCTGCGGTTACCGAAGCAGACACAGAGAGCCGATTGATTGTAAAAATCGCCACTGAACAGGGCGGAGAACTTCAGCCAATAAGTGTTGGACAAAAAGCCTCTTTTGATGCTTACATGAACGAGATAAAAGACGCAGGCGTAAGAATTACAGTTATCAACTATCTGCCTGATATTCTCAAATTACAGATGAAAATTTACCGAGACCCTTTGGTTTTGGATGAAAACGGACAAAGCATCATAACGGGTAAAAAACCTGTAGAAGATGCGATTAAGGAGTATTTGAAAAACCTGCCTTTTGATGGAGAGCTTGTTTTGGCTCACTTGGTGGATGCTCTTCAACAGGTAGAGGGCGTAAGAATTCCGCACATTATCCTCGCTGAAAGCAAATGGATAGATGCAGGAGTGAATGATTACGGAGGTTACGAAACAATTGAGGTTAAGAAAATCCCTGTTTCGGGGTATTTTAAAATAGAAAACTTTAACAACATTGAATATGTGGTTTAATCTGGACATCCCAAAATTGACAAGCCTTTTAACTCCGACTTTCCTCCGTAGGGAAAAGCTTTCGGCATGGCTTCGGGCGCTTCATTATCCTTTGATAAAAATAACCGATGATTTCAATGTGAATAGAAACGCCAATCTCTATAACCTTGCTCACAACGGGCAGGTGTGCTACCTCCGCGCTGCGCTTAACGATAAGTTTGATATCAGTCAAAGGCGGATAAAAATAGCGGAGGGAAACCGCTACAAGAGGCAGTACATCTATACAGACGGCGAGAAAAAGCCTAAGTATTTAGGGGTAATGTACCTTCGGGATGATGCGGACTATGGCGATACGGGAGTAGATTTTATCGTGCTGGTTCCTGCAGAACTGCAGTACAATGATTACGAAATGCGCTACATCATTGACTTTTATAAACTTGCTTCAAAAAGATACAAAGTAGAAACCTATTAAATGAAAACAGACATTATAGCCCTTGATTATGTGGGCTTCTAAAAGAGTTATTATGAATAAATTAAATTTCAATCAGACGGGAGGATTCCCAATGTCTACTAACATATTGGATGCAGTGCAGACGGCTTACTCACTGTTTAACCACTTGGGAAGTCTCGCGGGAGAGCTGGTCATCATTTCGGGCTGTGTCATTACTGGAAATACAGTGAGCGATGGTGCGGTATACATTAACGGCGAACTTCTAGAGTTCAAAGGCGGAAGCATCTCTACAAATGTGGTTATTAAGGAAGAGACAGAAAGCAGAGTATTTGAAGATGGGGCAACAAAGCCAATTATCTACAAAAGATACGCGGGATTTGGAAGTTCCACGCCAGAAAAAACCTTTAAATGGGAAGACTTTAAGCGGGTGGAAAATCTCATTGAAAACACCAAAAAAAACGCCGATTTTGAGAAAAGAATTAAAGCGCTGGAAAACAAGAAAAGCCCTGTGCCGATTGGACTTATAGCGATTTGGGGGAAACCAGCCAGCGAACCTATACCAGAGGGCTGGAAAGAGTGCACCAACCTTAGGGGAAGAATGCCGTTAGGCTGGAATCCAGATGATGCTGATTTTAGCGAATTGCTTAAAAATGATGGAGAAAAAACACACCAGCTTAAGGTTCAAGAACTCCCTGTGATAGAAGGTGGTTTTGAAACAGTCACACACATGACAAGACTTGGTACAGGAGTAGTAAGAGGAGTAAGCGGAGGACAGGCGCAAATTGCAGGGGGAGCATCACAATGGCTTCATGAACAAATGGAGTTAAAGTTTGGAGGAAATCAACCTCACAACAATATGCCTCCTTACAGAATTATTAAGTTCATCGAGTTTATAGGGTTTGATTAAAATTTAAGATTATGGCACAAACAGCGATAAATACAATAAAACAGTGGTTTAAAACAGGCTCTAAGCCTACACAAGAGCAGTTTTGGAGCTGGATGGATTCATACCTGCATAAGGATGAAATGATATCACAGAACAAAATCCAAGACCTTAACATAACACTTTCAAGTAAGGCAGATGCTGACCAATTAGCCAATAAAGCTAACGCAGATGCTTCGGGATTAACTGATGAACAAAAATCAGCTTGGAAAGAGTTGTTAAGTGAAGATACCGCCTCTGGCGATGATTTTGAATAAAAAAAGAAACTAACATCATGGCAGAAAAACAAATTTTTAAGCTAAAAACGATAAAAAAGAATGGTGCTGCACCTACCCCAGGGAGTGTAGGTAATCAACCCAATACGCTATATGTCCTGCAAGTAAATGATACGGAAGCCAAAGCTTTAGTAACAGATAAAAAGGGCAAAGCCATAGCACTGCAGGGAGGAACAAGTGGAAACTATACAGGACCTACCTATGATAAGAATGGTGTGTTTTACCTTAATGGATTACTGAGATTAAACCCTATATACGCAACAGAACTTAGCAGCACAGCTGGGACTAAAGCTCTTGTAATGAAACAAGACGGTTCGGTGCACACGGTGCCTATCTCAGCATTAGGCGGAAGCACAGGTATTACCCCTGTACCTGCTCCTAGTCCCAAAAATAAGCTAGCGGGTAAAAAATTATCATTCATCGGAGATTCTATTACATCATTCGGAGATGGGACACCTGAATATAGCGCAGCAACAGGCTACACCTATGATGATGTATGGTCTGGGCTGGTTATCAAATTGACAGGCGGAGTGTTAGGCACATTGGATGGTGTAGCAGGGTCAACGGTACAAGGTTCAACCTATGATGCCTTTGCATTTAGGCGAAGTAAATCAGTAGCGCAAGACAGTGATTACATTTTTGTATTCATGGGCGCAAATGACCAGAGGCTTAACCGCAATTTAGGGACAATAAAGCCCAAAGGAACTCTTGGAGATATTACAGATGCAAGTAATCCGAATCTTAATGAATTTACAGGAGCATATCAATTAGCGCTGGAAAGCATGCTTAATCATTATCAAAAGGCTCAGATAGTGCTGATGACTCCACTCAAGGCTTTTAATAGAGATAATACAGGTGATTTGAATCCCAATTCTGATGCTTTTGCAGAAAGAGTAATAGAGTTAGCAAAGCTCTATGGCATAAGATATATAGACATGAGGGAGATTGGAATTACAGGCTACAATCACTCTATATACATGAATGATGGACTACATCCTAACAAGAAAGGACACAGGCTGATTGCAAAATATGTAGTAGGAAGAATGGTAGAGTTTGGAGTTGTGGCAGGTTCGGGCGGTGGAGGCGCTACAATAGATGCCTATACCAAATCTCAGACAGATGAGAAAATCAACAATATTATTATTGGTGGGGCAAATTTACTTAAAAATACAGCCCTCCCTATATTTTCTCCAAACACTCCTGGTGAAGGAGGCAAAAATGGAACGGGTAATCCTGTGACAATGAGCGATAATACTGGGTATTTCGTCCGCTATACACCAGACGAGGACAAAGTAGTGTCTACTTATGGAATGTTTCTCGCAGGAAGTAATTTGGGAAAACACTCTATGAGTATGGATTTCCGCCACTCAAATAGTGAGAATGTGACCATATGGGGGCAGAGTGTGCCTCCTGATAAGTGGGTAAGGCTCAAGCGTGAGAGTTTTACGAATGAAAATGAATACAGTAATTTCAGCTGTGATATAGCGGGTGTAGCTATTGATGTGAGAAACTACAAGATAGAATTAGGAAGTAAAGCCACAGACTGGACGCCTCACATATCCGAGTATAACCTCGGTGCTTCTCCTAATATGATAGACCAGGTATTTCCATGGACTAATGATTTAGGAATTATCGCTGAAGAAAATGGAGATAATGACAGGGCAATGTATAACATTCCTTACATCGACTTTGTGGTTAATATCTTAGAATTTTATTTTGTTTTTACAGATGGTTCTACAAAGAGAGTTGATGGTCTTAAAGTGGCGAGATTATCCAGCGGAAAAAAAGGAATTGCTTTTAAAGCGTCTATTATAGGGGGAAAAACTCCTACAAAAATGTATTTAAAAGCTTTATTGAAATAGAATTAAAACGAAAAATTATGATAATAGATTACTTAGAAGGAGATTATAAAACACTTATAACCACTTTGTTTGTGGTGTGTTTTACTTGGATTGTGGTTATTGTAGCAATGCTCATTGACCTTTATTTCGGCGTAAAAAAAGCCAAAGAATTAGGAGAAGCAACCAGTTCAGAGGGGTTCAGAAGAACCATTAACAAAGCAACTTATTATTTTGCTTTGATGGGCTTTGCTTTCCTGTTTGACATTTTTGATGTGGTAACGCCCTATTTCTTTCCACATCCACTCGGGAGTGTACCGTTTGTGAGCATATTTGTAGCGCTTGGACTTGTATTTACCGAAGCAAAATCAGTAAGAGAAAAAGCCGAAGATAAAGCCCGAAGACGAACTGATGAGAGTTTCAGAAAGATGCTGGAACTGATGCAGAATAGAGAAGATGTGATGAGAGAAATAGCAGACCATCTCAAAAAAGAAAGACAGAAACAGGAGGATTAAAAAATGTCCTCCGCTTTAAAAAAAACATCATAAGCCAAAAACTAATAACCTTTTTTATGAAAACAAAAGAAATTAAGAAGAGGACGACATTCGCCCAAGCACCATTGCCATTTCAAGGACAAAAGAGAAGATTTTTAAAGGAATTTAAAGAAGTATTAAAGGAATTCCCCAGCGATACCGTTTTTGTGGACTTGTTCGGCGGTTCGGGGCTTTTGAGTCATACTATTAAAACTGAAAAACCCAATGCAAGGGTAATATGGAATGATTATGATAATTTCCAAAGGAGGCTGGAATTGATACCTATCACGAATGAAATTTTGGGAAATATACAACCAATACTTCAAAATAGAACAAGGAAGTCTAATATTGATGATTTAAAACCTCAAATCATTAGTGTCTTGAAAGAGTATTCAGTTTATGATTTAGATTACATTACCTTATCAGCCAATTTAGTTTTTAGCGGAAAACACGCTTGTTCTTTGGAGGAGTTAATGGAAAAAGGATATAATTTTTATAATGTTTTAACAAAGACAGAGTATAATGCAATTGGTTATTTGCAAGGTGTGGAGAGGGTTAGCAAATGCTACAAGGAATTAATAGCAGAATTTAAAGATATTGACAATATTGTTTTTGTTTTAGACCCTCCATATCTTTTTACTGATGTGAAGAGTTATAATGGTGTAGTTGGTTGGAAAATAGGCGATTATTTAGCTATTGTAAAGGAATTAACGGCAATGGATAAGTATATTTATTTTGGTTCAAACAAAGGGCAATTATTGGATTTATTTGATGCTTTGGCTAATGATTTTGGTATTAAAAATCCTTTTGACGGAGCGAGTAAATTAAGTGTGGATGTAGGCATAAATAAAGGGGTTATATATGAAGATTTGATGATATACAAGTATTAACAACTCTTTAAACAGCCTTTAAAATCCTTTTAAAAAGATGTTAAAAAGCAACCTTACTCAAAAGGTTGCTTTTACTTTTTTTTTGGACATTTTGTTTTAAGTTTTTGGACATTTTGTTTTGTCGATTATATTACTGCCAAGAAAAAACTGGGATGAAGAAGCAAAAGATATTTTAAAATTCAATGATTTTATTAACAAAAAATCTAAAAAATAATCCCAATGAACCAGCGAAAATCTTACTCGGCGGATGAAATTAATAAAATCACTGAAAGTGTCAGTGTTTTAGATTATTTCCAATATTTAGAAAAGCAGGGAAAAGTCCAGTTTGACAGAAAGTCTGGACATGATTACTATTTTCGAACTGATGAGAATAAATTTTCAGTGAATGAAAATGGGTATTATGATTTCAAAACAGGGCAAGGTGGAAAAATCATAAAAGCTGTGATGAATTTTGAAAATAAATCTTGGCGTGAAACGATGGATTTCTTAAAAGATTTTTCTAATGTATATATTTCAGAAGATTTTGCAGAACAAAAAAGATTAAAAGATACCCAATCTAATGAAAAAAGTAATATTTCTGTTACCAAAATAACCCCACCAAACAATGATAAGCTTATTGAATATTTTAATAATAGAGGTATTGATAAGGATATTTTGGAGAAATACACAAAACAGATTCATTATAAGGTAGAAGATAAAAGCTACTTTGGTCTTGGAATAGAGAATCTATCAAACGGCTACGAAATTCGTAACCCATTGATGAAATCTAAACTGGGTAAAAATGATATAGCCATTGTCAATAGAGAGAATGGGAAAAATGTTGTGGTTTTTGAGGGAATGACCGATATGCTTTCTTTTCTGCAACTACAGAAGCTTAACAACAGAGAGAATAAATCTACACTGGTAGTTCTAAATTCAGTGGTTAATGTAGATAAATTCATAGAAGAATTTAAGGACTACAAAGGGAAAATCACTTTACTTTTAGATGGAGATAAAGCAGGGACAGATGCCTCTACAACAATATTAAGCTCAATGCCAAATCATAATATAGAAGATTTGAGATGGAAATATAGTATTGGGATTACAGGAACAGGAATCAAAGACTTAAATGATTATTTACAAAATAGAGAGGAAATACAATCAAAAAAGCGTAATTTAGTAGAAAATAAATTTATAAAAAATGAAACAAATCAAGAACAATCCACAGGAATATCCGATTCTGAGTCAGTGGAACGAGGAAAAACTGAATCAGACAATAGAATCATTGACAAAACAAGCCAATCCGAGCATAGAAACACCGACAGAGAGCCAGAAACTTTGGACAGCTACAATGTTGGAAATGGATTTAGCTCATCAGAATCAGAGCATTTGGGAAGAGGAAGACAACAGCCAAATGACAGCCACCGAGATACACAACCGCAGAGTGATAGAATTGAAGAAATTATACAACGAGGGGAATATAGCGGAATTGGACAAAATCTGGACAAGCAAAACAGAGGAGGACAGCCCAGCAATCAAGAGAATGGCGTGGGAGATGTCAATGGACTTGGAAGACTTGCCATATTAGACCTTGTTCAAAATTTAAAAGGTCAAAAAATATCCAATGAACAAATTACTGAATTAGTAAATAATCTTACCGAAGTAGCCGAAGATAAAACTATTTCTCTAAAACAAGATATTGAAATTACAGAGGACATCAAAGACCTCGTTTCTGCTTATAAAAGTGGCGGTATTGCCAAAGCAGGGCGAGGTATTTTAGATGAATATTATACCGATGAAAAATTGGTAAATGCTGTTAGAAACCTTATTAAAGATAATTTTGATGGACAAAAAGAAATCAGTGTCTTAGAACCAAGTGTCGGCACAGGAAATTTCCTTTCAGCAGTTAAAGATTTAGATGTAAAAACAAACATCAATTCTTTTGAAATCAATGAAACTACTGCAAAAATCACAAAAATTCTTAATCCAAATATTGAGGTAAACCTCCGTTCATTTGAAACCGAATTTATAACAGAAAACGGACAAAAAAAAGATTTTTCTCCTAACTATGATTTAGTTATCGGAAACCCTCCTTATGGTCAGCATCGTGGACTTTACAAAGGTCTGGGCGAAGAACCTAAAATTGCTCGTTATGAAGATTATTTTATCAAACGCTCTCTTGATGTTCTTAAAGAAGGCGGAACTCTTGCTATGGTTGTGCCAAGTTCATGGCTTAACCGACAAAATGAGCTTCAAAATGCAGAATTAAAAGAAGCTTACCGTTTGCCCAATCGAGTTTTCAAAGCTACTGATATAGGAACGGATATTATCATTTTAACGAAAAATTCTAATGCAGAAAAAAGAGATATTTCCAATTATTTTATTGAAAATCCAGCTAAAATTTTAGGCGATTTAGACCAAAAAACTAACCGTTTTGGCAAAATAGAAGACTATGTAAAAGGTAATTTAGATGATGCTTTACATCTGCTTCAACGCCATGCAGACCAGCGAGAAAAAACACCTCAAAAAACTGAAGAAACACAATTAAGCTTATGGGATACAGAACCTATTGTAGAGGAAATTGTAGAGGAAAAAGCTGAAAAAGAACAGGCAACAAAACAGGAAGAAAATCAGACTAAAGAATTACAGCAAAATATTGAGCAGACCTTAATTAAATTGCATAATATCAAATTCAAAAGTCCTGTCATTGTTAATGAAATTGAAAAATACAATGAAATTTATCGTGAAACAGAAAATGCACCACAAAACTTTGATAATGAGAGAATAAAAGACATTTCTGACAAGTTAGAGCGATTGAATAAAAATATAAAATCAGAGGAACAAGAATATAAAATTCAATCCATACCAGAGATTAAGAAAGGAGTATTAAAATACCAATTTAACAAACAAGATGAAATAGTAGATACTGGTCTGCAAAACAGCCCAAATCTTACTAAAAACGAATTAGATGCATTTCAGAATACCAAATATGATGGAGAAATCCAAATCCACGAAAGCCGACTTGAAAAATATGCTAATCTTTATAAAGGCTCAAAAATTCATGATTTCTACTATGCAGAAGGTGATATTTATGAAAAATTAGAGCAGTTAGAAAACGAAAAACTTGAACTCTCTCAATCTCAATATGAGAAGCAGAAAGCTCTTTTAGAAAAAGTTTTACCTTCTAAAAAATCATTAGAAGAAATTATCATTTCGCCAAATCATGAATTTGTACATAATTTTTTGTTAGGTAAAGAAGAGAGAGAGGTCACACAGCAAACAGGCTGGAACTATGGAACAATAAACCCAAGACCTATTTATACCACTGAAAAACAGATGGTAGATATTACTTTGGCAATGAAATTCAAAGAATTTATCCGAAATCTTCCTGATGAAGCCTTTGGTAATTCTTCATCATGGGAAGTGCGTGGGTTCGTAGATAATGAACAGGTTACAGGAAGTGATAAAGATCGAAATGCTCTTATCCGTGAGAGGCGTAAGGAAACAGCTAATGACCTATTTAGTAAATTCTTAAAAGAGGAACTATCTGATGCTGAAAAAGAAAAATTTGTCAATGAATTTAACCGAAAATACAACAATATCCATATTCCTGATTACAAGGAATTTCCTTTGTTTTCACAAATTCATAAGAATTTCAAAGGCAAACCACTGGAACTTACCGAAGTTCAAAAAGCAGGTATAGGAAGGCTCACAACTAAGGGGGTGGGGCTTTTGGCTCACGAGGTAGGTTTTGGGAAAACACTCTCTGGAGTACTATCTATGCATGAGGCAATGGAGAGAGACAACGCCAGACGACCTCTTATTGTCGTGCCAAATGACAGTATTTTAAAACAATGGGTGGAAACTATTTTTGAAACTATACCTAATGCTAAAGTGAATGTTTTAGGGAATTTGGGGAAAGATTACGATTTATCCAAATTTGATAATAAAGATGGAGAAATTACACTTGTAACCTATGAAGGTTTTAATAATATTGGATTTTCCAAAGAAACTACCGAAAGATTAGCACGAAATTTTTCATATATTTCTCAAAATGAGACCAAAGCTCTAAAATTTTCAGAGCGAGATATTCAAAAAGAACTTCAAAAACAAGAGGAAATTCAAGGAAAAATGAAAAGAGGAAAAATCTATGATTGGGAAGATTTTGGATTTGACCATCTTACTTTTGATGAAGTTCATAATGCAAATCATATTGTAGGGAAAGTAAAGATAGAGGACAGGAGATTTGCTTCTGATTTTAGAAATCAAAACCAAGCCACTTCGCTTTTAGGCATCAATACTTGGATGGCTTCACAATACATTCAAGAGCAGAATTATGGGCGAAATGTTACCCTTCTTTCTGCAACTCCTTTCACTAATAAACCGTTGGAATATTATTCTGTACTGTCGCTCATTGCCAATGAAAGATTAGAAAAATCAGGGTATTTTAATGTTAATAATTTCTTTGAAACCTTTATGGAAGCTGATAATGATATGGAAATTGATGCAAAAGGCGATATAAAGTATAAAACCAATGTAAGAAGATTTAAGAATAATGCTTTGTTTCAGCAACTTTTGAGCGAGTTTATTGACATTAAAGGAGAAGAAGATAATCCAGAACTCAAACGCCCCAATCGTATCAATAAAGAGTATAAAATTGAACAAAATCAATTAACCGAAGATATGTATTTTAGGCTTAATCTACTTTTAGATGAAAAGAAAGAAGGGGCTATTTTAACACATATTCTTAATGCTCGTAAAATCGCTATTTCTCCCTATTTGTATGATGAATATGATGGAGAAAAGCCAACAACGAAAGAATTTATTGAAAATTCGCCAAAATTAAAAACCACTATGGAACTGATTGCTCAAAATAAAAAAGACCAACCAGATGCAGGGCAGATTATCTATTCTGAATTAGGGGTTTCAGAGTTTCCAAAACTTAAAGAGTATTTGGTTTCAGAAGTGGGATATAAAGATAATGAAGTAGCGATGATTACAGGGGCTGTTAGTAAAAACCAACGACTAAATATTCAAGAAAAATTCAACAAAGGGGATATTAAAGTTATTATCGGTTCAGAGGCTATCCAAGAAGGAATGAATTTACAGGAAAAAACTTCTGATATGTATTTATTATCTCTTCCGTATAACTTTACTTCACTTCGCCAAATTGAGGGTAGAGCTTGGAGGCAGGGAAACCAGTGGGAAAATGTAAGAATTAATTTCATGCTGACCAATGATAGTGTAGATGTTTTTATGCTTCAAAAACTCCAAGCTAAACAGTCTCGTTATATGGAGGCTATGAAAAAAGGAGCAAATGTAATAGATGTTTCTGATGTAGATACTCAAGAACTGAAAACAGCTCTTATTACCGACCCAACTACAAGAGCAGAAATTGAAATTTCTATCCTTAAAAAACGCTACGAAAACGAGAAAACTCGCCATGAAGCCGATTTGGGGTTTGTATCAAGGAAGTTTGAAGATTATGTGAAAAGTAAAGAATATCAGCAGGTAAAAAATTTGAAATTAGATTTGGAAAAATACACTCAATGGCAAAATTCAGGTAATGGAA